CTTCGTTACAGGTTTTTCTTTATGATTTACCGTAGTCACTTCTAATACCATATACCACGCAGCATCCGGTTGTAATGTTCTATAATCACCGTCATCTTGTTGCTCATATATGGTAAAATTTAATTTTTGTATAGATATAGGGTTGAAATAATTTGTTTCACGGTTAAAGCTTTTCCACTGTTTGTCTCGTAGAACGATTCCACTACTTCCCGTGAAATGTCGTTCAAGCGGCACTCTCGCAAATATTCTCCCGTGACGCTCATCCAGCATCTGAGCGACTTGCGGGACTTCTGGACAAACGATGTCTACGTATTTAGCCACGTTTGTGTTAAGTGTGGATGTATTTTCTCCCACTTGAGTTATGTAAAAATCTACCATCTTGACACCGAGAACTTTACTGAAGTCTTCGACGTGTGTGTTCGACGTGAGTGATAAATCTAATGAAAATGTATTGTTCGTTCCAGTGACGTATCTAGAATCCAATACGATGTATTGTACTTTTTTAGGTATATCGTATATCGATTCCATTCTACTATGTTCAAAGAAATAAAAAAACCTAAGTCGACCACAACTTTTCTAAAAATCAAGATGTCCGAAATCATGGAGACCCCGCAACTGACAGAAGTCGAGCTTCTTCGCGCTGAAATCGAAGTGCTCCGTAAAGAAAATGAAGAGTTAAAATCAAGAGTAAAACCTAAGAAAATCAAACCTATCAAGATCAAGTGCCCGTTTATAACTGCTAAAGGTGTACAGTGTCGCAAGTTTTGTGCAGAAGGGATGACTACATGTAAAGTTCATTCGAGACCACTCAAGGCACCAAAGGAACCCAAACCGCCGCGACCGAAACGCCAGGCTTGTACAGGGATCAATATTCGCGGAAATTCTTGTAGGCGAAAATGTTTGGATGGAAAGACCTTTTGTGAAAGACATGACCCGGATAATCCCATCGTCCCTAAAAAAACGAAGCGAGCGCTCAAAAAAAGCACACCCGAACACAACCATCTTCCCGGTGTAAAGCCTACCACGCGTTGTATGTTATGTGAGACACACGGTGACTTATTCGACGTGAGCGTCTGCAACGTTCAATATGTCGAAACACCCGGTGAAGATGGAATGACACTTAGTGAGCGTGTAGCCGAGTACGATAGAACTTAATGTATAAAAAAATAGTTGGTAATATAAATGTTCACACCCATTGGAAATATTATAGCTATAATGAGTATCATATTTGCTCCAGTATACGTTATAGATAAATACTTACCAAAAAAGCCAGAACCCATAACCCCTAAAAACGAAGAGTTCAATAAGCCTTTCGTGTTTACAGGGAGAAATAAATATTCGCCTAACTTCTCTAAAAACCATCCATGATCATACCATCTACATAGACAAAATTAAAGAATTGTTCCGTTCATATTTAAATGAAATACTGCACCGTGACATGTTATATGTCTAAAGGTCCAGAAATAGAGAGTAATAATCATATATGTGCTGAACGCAAACTTTTAAAACATTTATATAACGAATGTTTAAAGAGTGGATACAAACCCCACCAGTTTACATCATGGTTACATAGAAAATATGGCGAGTTAGTTGTATCGAGACGAACTGTATTCGGTGATAGTATATCTATGCCATGTGTGATATGTAGGAAATTTTTACAAAAACACGATGTTAGATGGACGGCCTACGATGGTTGTCAGTGGGTTCATAGTAAAAAAACGGATGATTTACCAGTTTCTAGACCTACAAGAAAACAAATACAAACCTTGGGATTTTGTAATTGACCTAAGTTCGTGTCGAGATGGTATGAAAGTAAAACATGAATATCTTCTTTCTTTCACTAGACCCCAAAGAGATCGCAGAACTATCTTGTGACCAACATGTGATAAAAATTCAACTTGAAATCTGTCAGATGTTGTACACCGCGTGGTTCTATTCCGGCGAAGAGGATACTGTACAAGCTAAAGCCCCATTCACCAAAACGAAGACTCGTAGGGGGTATAAACCCGCACACAAAAAGCATCCAATGACTATGTGGATCGCGTCGAGTTTACAAAATTATTTGTACGCGTGTGATATCGGCATTGCTTTGAGTGACGAATATACTAAGCGATACGGTAAAATTCATACATGCGCCGAACATTTGTATTGGCTTCGTGATAACCACCCTTCGTTTTTCGAAGAACATATCAGTGATACGGCGTATTATTCAACTGAAGGTATTCCGGAATGTATGCCAGAACAGTATAAGACCCCTAATGTGGTTGAAGCATATAAGGAATATTATATCAACGATAAGGCATCATTCGCGCGATATAAAACGGAGTGCCCATCTTTCATCAGGGAGTATGTAAACTAATCGTTACAGAAAAAATTCTTAATAATAGTAATGATCACCTTAGTGGTGACGATACTTTTGATCGTCGTGTTTTTATTTGTGACACGAAAACGACGATCAGAATATTATGAAGAGGATATTGAGATGGGTCCTTCAGAAGATGCACCGGTCAGACCTAGATCTCTTGTTCACAAACTTCTAAAAGGTATTGATAAAATAGAAAAGAAAAGAACGCAAGATGTGATACTTCACGACGCTTTTTTGAAACAGGTGGATATGAAGGCTGCCAATGTACAAGGTACACAAGACGAAATTGAAAACGAAATACGAGAGAGTGTTGACGAAGAATTAAAATTTGTCAAAAAGTATACAGGGTTGGTAGAGGATCATATTTACGAAAATAAAACGTTACCGGAGGATAAAACGTATGATGAAGTGGCAGAGGATGCCTACGACGGTTTACGGAAAAATATAAACACTCAATTGATGGTAAAGGGGCAAGAGTATAAAGAAAGGCAGATAAGTGAACTTGCTCTAAGAACGGAGCAAAGACAAGTAATGGATAAAGAGGTAAAGGATACTACTATTTTAAAATCGGATTTGGGCGAAGGACTCCGGGTATTGGAAGATACTTTACCGAAGATAGAGGCCGACGCAAATGCCATAGACGCGGGTGATTTACCTACATCCAATTTGGGTAAAGATGCGTTACTTTCTCAGACAGAAGACGCTCTCAATGAGTCATCTCCGCATACACAGAATATGGCTTCTTTATTTGCTAGTGCAGCGATCCCAGGTCTTCAGAAACTACCCGATGTTGCACCCGTTAACCCAGGTGAAATCAAAGAACCATCATCCACTGGCGATAGATCAAAACTAATCCAATTCTCCGAAGTTGGTAATATTTTTGATGATTATTACGCTATCCAAGATCCGGGTGGCTACTGGTCTGAAAATGGTCATAAACCTATAGATCCAGATACAGGTAAATGGAGGAGAGAAAAGGTGCAAATGAAAATTAGTTGTGGAAGTACGTTAAATCACGGGGACGAGCAGTTTCATTATACGAACGATACTTTTTGGGAAAATTCTCGTAAGGGACTTCCAGGTACGATAGAAATCGTCACACCCTTCGGCGCCGGCACACCATTTGAAGGACCTGGGGGGATGCGACGCGATTCTCGATATGCAAGATATTTCTATTCAAGACCCATGAGAACATACGGAGAGTCGTGTCTGGGTAAGGATGGGAGCGATTTTGGGTCCCAATTTTCTGCAACTTTTCAAGAATGTGCAGACCTCTGTGAAAGATATGACAATTGTTCCGCATTTTCAATTGATCCTATTTTTGATACAGAGCTAGGTCATTATAGCAGAGCCAGTGATACAGATAAGGGTGAACCATTTATGTCACTTACGGCCGGCCCGGATACAATTAACGGTGTCGCTAATAAATTTAAAAATAAGTACTGGTGCAAACTACAAAAGTATGGTGAGAGAAGATTTGATATTGGAACGTTTAGTGGTGAAACTATATTTGCTAAATACGAAGACGGATATTTAAAAGATCCTTTGATAAAAGAGCACATAGCTAAAAAAATAGATGCAAATACCACAGATATTAAGGGGCAAGGTGATTATGCACACCCTAAATTTCCTCGAACATGCGATGATTCTCCGTTAAGGAGTGAAGTAAAACGGAACATAGACACATACCCACCCAGCGACCGTGGGTATCAAGATAGAAATTCTGGGAGTGTTAGGGCCGAGTCGCGCAAAGGTGGTGTTGAGGGCGCGAGCCGGCAGTATCAACAAACTGATAAAGGTAGAAGCCAGTTACCAACTTCCGTTCAAAATTCTTACGCACTTCCAGCTGATTCTGCGAGATTTACAAATGCGTCGTGGGTATATCCGGATATTGGTGGAGCTTGTGAACAAAACGGTAAAAATGAAAAAACTGCGTTTCCGGGTGTATTTAGAACGGGCGATGACGTTGACCCATCGACACAGATTCAGTTAGGGTGTCCCATTCAGTTCCGTGGTCAATATAATTTAGGTTGGGCGAATGGCGGTGAGGCGGATGATACTAATATTGTCAGGGACAAAATGAGGATTGGCGATTCGTCGCAGTGGAATTCTTGGCGAGCTTCCGTCTTACTGGATGACCCAGATAGAATGATAACTCACGAAACACAAAGTTTAGTTTTGCCCGGCCAACGTGGTAATCCTAAATGCCCTGATGGATACAATGTTCGAACCGAAAATCAACCGTATTGTGACCCAAATACACTGACTCTTTCGACACCAAACGTAAAATGTGAACCCATAATGGAACAAGGTGCATGCGTCGCTAAGGAGGGTAGATATCAAAATTTATGTAGTCCTCTTACTGAACGGAAATGTTTGTCTACACCTTTTAACGCGGATCAATTAGGAATGGCAAAGTTGAATACTCAGACAAGTTTAGCTAGAACACAAGGTGGTAGCCTACCCAGATCCGGTTCAAACTGGTCAGAATTTGAGAAGAGCGAAAATCCGTTTTTTAAACAAAGTATTAGCGGAAAAATGAGTTCCGATGTATGTGATTGGAAACCACATACATTCTACGATGGTCAAATATCTAGGGAAACGGAATATGACGGTAAAGAATTTTATATTTTATACAAAAGATCACAAAGTGGAACATGGTCTGAAGGTGGTGGATGGAATTGGGAGGGAGGTTACGATTCCAAATTTAACGAATGGGCTCAATGGTTTGAAGATAAAGGTAAGATTGTATTATATAATCTTGACGGTACCCTTAATGAAGATGCTGTGAAGTATCGCCAGGCAGTCCTTAAGAAAATGGGTGGTGATTTTAAACCAACAGAAATAGCCATTATTTATTATAAGATGGACGATACTAATGTGACAGATAGATCTAAAGAAATTGCGGAGCAAGCGGTAATAAATTATCATAGTGGTGAATAAATAGATCCAGGTTTAACGTACACGAATTTAAGTATATACCGAAATCCATCGGTTATTTCGGAGACCATGTGTGGTGCTCCGTTCGCTCTGACATATAAAATACTATTAGGCTTAGGTTCTAATGACTGTATTTTACCTGTTATCGGTTGTTTCCAATTAAACGTCATATCAGACGTATTATCTATCGTATATATCAATTCGTATTGTTCTGGATCATATAATTGTGTATCCGAGTGCCAGTTCATGTGTCCACCCATACCATACACGCGGTATTCAACCGGAACGTCTACACTTAATTCGTACCCACCGAATCCTAGTTTATTCTTAACTTCATCAGAATTTAGTAATTTGTGTATATCATGTGTTGGATCTATATAGAAACGTTTTCTTTTAACATTATCAGGGATATCTTCATCAACGAGTTGAGAATTGAATTCTAAACAATCTTTTTTAATTTTTTCATGAACAAATTTTTCAAAAAAATTAGTAGAGTAATATATTTTTTTATTTTTATATTCAAAAACCAAAAATAATAGAAGCGTCAGGATTAGGATCACGACGAAGAGCTTCATCTTGAAATCACGAAAGAAAAAAACCTAAGTCGATATGACATTTCACAAATTTTCAACATAAAGATGGAAGAACTTCAACGTGTAATGGCCGCCCTCGATTTCATCTCCGACAAGATCGGAGATGGCATGTACTTGGATATGGCTGATAATCTTAAGCGCATCCATGACAAACTCAACGGTGATAAACCGTTTCACGAAGACACCTTCTACTACAGTGATGATGATTCGGAACTTGGTAGCGAGGATGGCAGCGACTATGAGCATCCCGACACGATCGTTCCGCCGCCCCCGTTCGCGCCGAGGCCGCACAATCTGGCTGAGATTGCACGTCTCAGAGACCAGCTTCTGGATTATGTGGAGAAGATGCACGAGGAGTACAAGGTTCTTGAGAGGTGGGAGAAGGAAGTGAGGCGTACTTGGACCCCCATCAAGCGTATGACTGCGTTTCGAAAGACTCAGGCTATCAAGTTGTGGTGTGAAAATAACGTCAGATGGGCCCCCGGTGGTGAGGCTGGGGAACTCGTTGGTTACCTAAGCACCGCCGCCGTGAATGGACCGACAAGCGGCTGGACCTGGAAAAACCTGATGGAAAACGGTCTTCGGACAATTGTGTTGGAAATTGGA